TGCCAACACTGCTACAATTGATGGTGGTACATTCTAATTAAGAGGGGCTAATGGCTAATGTTATTAAAATTAAAAATTCTGGAGTTGTAAGCACTGCTCCTACATCTTTGGAGTTTGGTGAATTAGCCATCAATTATGCTGACGGTCTTTTGTTTTTTAAAGACTCAAGTGGTGCAATAATTTCATTTAATTTAAAACAGTCATCAACAGTTAATACTGCAGATTTAGCAGTTAGTTTAGCTATGGAGATAGCGTAAGGCTCGGAAACCTTATTCTGTTATAATTGAATTATGGATGATGTAAAGATTGAAACAAGCAAAACACTAACTTTAACACTTCCGAGTGATCCAACATCTAATGTTGTATCAGTTAGCCTTTATCATGAATTCGGCTCTCTCGTTTCTGGTCCAACTAATGCAACAAGATCAAGCGCTGGTGTTTACACTATTACTTACGGTCAACAGGCATCTGGTATCTATATTTTAAATGCTGCGGGGAAATACCGAGCTGACTTTACTTACACAGTGAGTGCTGTTTCATACACTCAGTCTCAGTACTTTAATGTTTACACCCCGTATATAGACATTGACACATTTTTTGAGGATCACCCGACTCTTGAAGATGAATGGTATGACAAGTTTGATAAATTAGAAAAGAAAGTAAGAAATATTATTAATACTTTTTGTGGTCAATCTTTTGATTATTATCCAAATAAATATCTTGAAGTCATGGGTTCTGGAAAGAAATCAATTCATCTTCCAAACCCAATAGCAACATTGAGAAAGGTCACTGCGGATCCAGGAACTAATGACGAAATTGTTCTCCATGACTATGAAGATGCAACAATGAACCATATTGAAAAGATTAAAGAGCAATACAGTTTTGGCGGCTCTTATTATATACAGTTTAGAAAATCAATTCTTGATAGCGTAAATGTTCTTTTAATTGTTAATAAATTCAACCCAGAGAGCGTGTATAAAATTGAAGGGGATTTTGGTTGGAGATTTGTTCCTAATAACATAGAACAGGCAGCCGACCTTCTCTTGGAAGATATGATGAATGATGACTCAATCTATCGTAGGCATGGTATCTACAGTGCGGATATGGATGTCCTCAAAATTCAAACGGGTCAAAACTTCTATGAGTCAACAGGGAACATTGATGCAGACATATTACTTATGGACTACACATTGTTTGTTATGGACTATGTGGTTTAAATGGCTTCGCAGACCTATTTTAAATTCACTCACAAAGGTGACATATATACAAAAAGTACGAGCACGAATGCGGCTGGTCAGCAATACGCTTCTTATTCAAAAGTAGCTACGATATCTTTTCAATTTCAAGCCCCCAGCACAAGCTCCGCTTCTGGTGATGAAAGAAGGCTTAGCCCATATCAAGACAGTATTCCTAAGTTTGAAGCACTTGTGCCAAAAGAATACGATACAAATATTACATACGGCAGCAGGCTGCAGAATGTGAAAGACAGGAACGGGAATGTAGTTGACAGTTATGTTTATGAAGTTGTTGGTATACAGCCAAAGTTTGGCTTTAGTGGTGCAAAGCACCATACCGTGGTTACTCTAAGAAGGGTGGTTGAAACAGCATGATAAGAATATCTGGAGATTTGCAACCATTGATTAATAAAGTTGAGAAGATCCCAATGGAGATTGAAGCGGCAGCAGCAGAGGCTATGATGGCGAGTGAGAGCAGTATACGAGACATGCTTATTTCTGATTATTCTGGTATTTTTCAAGACTTTGTAGTAGAGCCAGGGAGTGATTTAAGTATCGGTGTTGTTTTAAAAAGAGGAGACATCTACCATTTCCAGAATGCAACTGGCGCTGATATTGGTTATTTGATTGAACCTATTAAGAATATTGTAAAAGAAAATTTAAATCAATCCATCTCTAAATGCATGGGGGGTAATTATGGCTCTTAGCGTTTACGATATAAATACTGCTTTGAAAGCAGATAGCAGTTTGGCTAATATCGCTGGGAAGACTATGAATTTCTTTCCAGTTGTCGCAACTAACGGCGAGACTGCTCCATTTGTGATATATTATTACCAGCCTTCAATTCCAAGTAGCGAAGCTTATTGGATGAGAAAAGACATAATTAGGTATTCAATATTTGATACTGATGCTGATCGTTTGTTTAGGCTTTCCGAAAGGGTTCTTGCAATCCTGGGGAAGGCTGATCAAGTTGCTCAGACAGGCGGGATTACGGGGACTAACTCCAGAATCCTGTCAAGTTATCAAATAGGGTCAAGCCTGGTAGCGCCTTTAGAAAAGGAAGGCTGGTATAGAATGAACTTAGATTTTAGGGTATGTAATGTCTAACGAGAAAAGGGTATGGTAAAATAATAACATATGGAGTATAGTACTATTACATACATTGGTAAAACACCGAGTTATGTCGTTAAACTTCGTAACTCAGTTTACGAATTTGAATGGAATAAAGGTCTCGGTATTGGCAATCGTCAAGGCGAAGTCAATGCTAAGGATATAGAAAAGATCGCTAAATGGCGTGATAAGAAAGGCAGAAAGATATTTCGCCTGGATAAATAGGAGGAAGTAAAATGGCAGTTAATGTTTCTAACATTATCGTTGGCGAGGCAACCATTAAACTTGGTACAAATGCTAACGCAACAACCATTGCAGCAATGAATAACTTTGCTGACATTGGAGCAACACAAAACGGTTTGGAAATCTCGTGGGAACCAGACATGGTTGATATTGAAATTGACCAATTTGGCGATGCCGCTAAGGTAATTCAGTCAAAGGTAAAGGTAATGGTTAAGACAACCCTTGCAGAAGGAACTCTTAATAACCTTGCAACAGCTTGGAACTACGATGATGTGACAGGCGGAGCAGCAGTCAAGGCAAACAATGATGGCGCAAATACAAAGACATTCTTGTTTGGCGCACAGGGAGTAATCCCTTACGAGAAGGCACTCGTTGTTACAGGTACAGCACCTGGTTCAACAGCAGGTGACTTGCTTACCCGTAAATTCTACACAAAGCGTGCAATTTCAATGGAATCATCCACAATTGCAATGAAGCGTGCAGAAGCAACAATGTTCACAGTTGGCTTTAGAATTTTGCCAACAGTAGCAGATGTTGGTTACGAGTACGGCAAAATCGTTGACGAAACCGCATAATTATAAATAAATAATTTAGCTAAAATCTTCACCCCTTGGGTATTTTGTGATAAACTTAATACTCAAGGGGTGAACCCTATATAACGGAAAAAAGGATGGATATACTTTGAGCGATAAAAATAAAGACATTCTCGCTGGCACAGAAATCGTGTTCGCAGATGGAAAGACAAGAACAATTAAGCCTTTGACAATTCGTAATCTTAGAAAGTTTATGAAGGTCGTTAAGGATCTTAAGAGCGAAGACACACTTGATGACAAGGATATTGACATCATGGTTGAAGCTGCTGGGATTGCCCTCGCAGCGGTTGACCCAGAGTTGGGTAATGACAAAGAGAAGCTAGAAGATGTGCTTGACTTGCGTTCATTCGGTGAACTCATGTCGGCTGCAATGGGTTCAGACCCTTCCTTCTAGGCGAAGAGGGGGCTGGTTCATCTGACCAATCTTGGGAAGATCTCCCTCTTCTAAAATACGAATCGGAAGTATTTGTCAGAACGGGTTCTTGGGTGAATTTTGAATCACTTGAGACCCATCTGACATTGAACGAATTATTTTTGCTATATCGTGCTTGCATGAATGAAACAAGTACGGCGATGAAAATTGCTGCGGCTGCACAAGGTGCTGATGTTGATTTTGACGATGACTGGTACGATCCAGAACCACCTAGGGCTGCGCAGGTCCATGACATTCTTGATATGAAGTTCGGAATGGGTTATGAAACGGTAAAGAAAGGTGAATAGCCTTGCTTTAATTAACCCAATATGCGATAATTGTCATTGGCTGAATTATGTCTGACACTGGTGACTCAACAACACGAATAGGTATAGATGCATCGGTTACTGGCGCTGACTCCGTTGCTGGTTTAACAACCAATGTTGTTGCCTTATCCCAGCAATTAGTTAACCTTTCTCAAAGCGCTACACGCAGTTTTTCAATTCAAGACAGTCTAAATAAAGCATTAGACAGAACAAGGCTTAGCACAGGTTTAGTGCATAACGCTCTTGCTGAATATCGTAAAAGTCAAGTTCTAACAAATAGAGTTGTAGAACAGGCTACTCAGCAATTAAATGCACTCACAGCAGCGCAAGCGAAAGTCGCTGCAAGTGGTAAAGCAATGTCTCCAGCGCTTTCAGCGTCATATAGACAAGCT